GGATATCTGGTGGCGTAGGTAGTGCTACTGGTTTAGATTCTGCAGCAGCGTCTGTAGGATCACAACTTGGTAACACTGCAACTGCAGCATTCGGATCAACATCTGGAGCAAACGCAGTAAACCCAACAGGCGCAGCAGGTGGTATTCTAGCACCAGAACAAGCACGTCGCTTCATCGACTATGTGTGGGATGCAACAGTTCTCGCTAAAGATGGTCGTAGAGTTACAATGCGTGCTAACACAATGGAGATCGAAAAGGTCAACGTTGGAGAGCGTGTAATCCGTGCAGCAGCACAAGGTGCACCAGATTATACAAACATCGGCGCAACCTTTACAAAAGTTGAACTTACTACAAAAAAGATTCGTCTTGATTGGGAAGTATCAACAGAAGCACTTGAAGACAATATTGAAGGTGGAGCACTTGAAGATCATCTAGTTCGCTTGATGACCAATGCTTTCGCAAATGATATTGAAGATCTTGCTATCAATGGTTTAGGATCAGGCGCAGATGCCTTCCTTTCAATCATGCCTGGCTTTATCAAGCAAACTCGTACAACAGTTGGAAACGACGCTCACGAGTATGCTGCAACAGTTTCAGACAATAACTACACAACATCAGTAATGCAAGGCTTGCTATTAGCAATGCCTCGTAAGTATCGTGCACTTAAGAGCAATCTTAAGTTCTACGCAGGTACTGATGCTTTTGCTGGTATTGTTCGTAACAACGGTACATTAGCAGATGCTATTTCACAAGCGTTCTCAGATCGTGTTGGTAGCACACAAGCAAACCGTCAAGAATTCCTTGATGGTGGAGCACAGACACTAGGTAACTCACGTACTACTCGTGTACTTGGTGTAGATGTTCTTGAAGTTCCTTACTACCCTGCAGGTTATGTCGATTTGACATTCCCTCAGAACCGTGTATGGGGTTTCCAAAGAGACATCACTGTAAACCGTGAATACAAGCCAAAGAAAGATACAATTGAGTACACAGTATTCGTACGCTTTGGTATCCAATGGGAAGAACTAGATGCAGTCGCTTATGTTGACTCAGATAGTGCTGATTCCTAAGATCTAAAAGATCAAATATTAGGGAGGGTAGCGTAAAAACTACCCTCCTTATTCTTATTCTGGTATAATTACAAATGAGCACAGGAGAATTATGGATCTAACAATTGAGGAATTATCAAGTAAAACCGTAATGGAATTAAAATCTTATGCAAAAAAAAGAGAAATAGAATTATTTGACGCAACTACTAAACTTGAAATATTAGAAATTCTTGCTAGTTGGATACCCCCAGTAAATAAAGAAGAGCGGGTAGAAGAAGCAGACAAGGCAGCAACACTAATAAACAAAGTAGCCCTATATTCACAAAGAAACCTACATATGGACAATCTGGGTGCTTTAAAAGTAGGATACAACATAGTCTCAAAGGAGGCATCGGAAAAGTGGTTAACACACAGGTTGGTAAGAGTTGCCTCACCTGAAGAGTTAGCCGCATACTACGGTAAATAAAAATGCAGATACTACGTCTTCCCCCATATCCACTTTCTATAACCTATACAGTTCCAGACGCTAGCGCTGACTATATACTTGTTATTGAAAACGTTGCAGAGTTAACAGAGATTGAAGAGTCTGTTACATCTAATGCAAGCAAAAAAATTACCTATTCTTTAACTGATGACTTTGTTAAATATGACAAATCATATGCTTTAACAATTTATGAAGATGGTGGATCTTCTGGAGCAACCCTTGTTCGTGGAGATATTGTTGTAGAAGATAATCTAGAAATTATGAGACCTTATGTAGACCCTACACCACTTGCTACATCTGGAACAGCAACAGACATAGCACTTTATCAGGGTTATGAAAATTTAGCAAGAGCAATTATTGATGCTGCGGTTGGTGGATTTTATTATGACAGAACCTATTTAGAGGTTGTTGGACAAGGAAATGACTACTTACCGCTTTGGAAAAAAACTCACAAAATTTTAAAAGTATATGAAAATTCACAACTAGTGTACGACGTAGATGATGCAGAGGGACCAGAATTAATAGATTATACTTTTGTAATTACTAAAGATAAAACAGCAATCACTAAAGATCCTTTAGAATCAACTGACTCTATAAATCGTGCAGAAAGAAGATATGCCCGTATTCCATTAGGATTTTCAGACTCTATTAGCATGTTTGATACAGAAGATAGTGGTCATACACAAACCGTTGTTCCTGGAGTTGCATTTCCTGAAGGAGCAGACTATATCCTTCTAGCAGAAACAGGATATAAGGTTGTTCCTTACGATATTCAAGATGCAACATTAATGTTAATAGATGATATTAAATGTGGCAGATTAGATTATTACAAGAGATATGTTAAAAACTATAGCACAGATCAGTTTAAAATTGAATATGGCAAGGGGTTTACAGAGGGTACTGGAAACATATTGGTAGATAAAATACTAGATAAATATAAAGAAACGATTATACGTCCAGGAGTTTTATAGTGACAACCTGTGAAACAACAGATTTTTTATATCCAATGAAGGCTGATGTTTATCATCCTATTATTAAACAGACCCAATACGGTCAAGCAACAAAAGACTGGGTTTTCGACAGAACAATATCATGCAATGCAGCGCCAGATAGTGCAAAAGGTCAAGAAAATATTAAGCCAGAAATATTTTTACAAAATAAAGATAAACTTATTGCAAGAGTTAAAAGTGATCCACGAACATCTTCAACTCAAACAGAAAATGCTACTACCAACATATTAATAACAAATATTCGTTTTGAAAATGATGAATTAATATATAAAGAAACAGCAGGGGCAAGGTTTGGTCGTGGAACAATTTATGAGGTAGCAACCGTAGAGCCTTTTACTGGACCATTTAAATCAATAGAATATTATAAGATGGTACTACGTAGAACAGAGAACCAGACTGTAGGCGATTAATGATAGTCAGAACTAATACACAAAGTTTTGACAAGCAAATGAACAATATCGTTCAGTATGCCTTTGGTTTTTTAGATGGAGTTCAAAAAGGTAAAAAAATCTTTTTACAAAACCTTGGTGCTGGAACAATTCAGGCTTTGGCTGCTTATGTAGACGTTTCTGCAAGAGGTAACCCACAAGCACTACACCACGTATATGAATGGTATCAAACAGGCAGTCCAAATGCGAGATTGTTTGATATTGACTATACCGTAAGTAATCTTGGACTAACTGTAAATTCAAAATTTAGGCAATCAAGAACTGTTAAAGAAGATTCAAATGTTCCATTTTATAATAAAGCAAAAATTATGGAAGAAGGAACTCCAGTAACTATTACACCTAAAAAATCCTCTGTTCTTGCATTTAATCAGGGTGGAGAAACAATATTTACTAAAAAGTCTGTAACGGTTAGAAACCCTGGAGGAGATTTTGTTCAAGGATCATTTGAAAGAACAGTAGATGAGTTTATGCTTAGATATTTCAAACAGTCATTTTTACGTGCTAGCGGAATCTATGATTACATCAAAAAGCCAACTTTATTCAAGAAAAACATTAAGGCTGGATCTAAAAGCGGTAAATCAAAAGGTGTAGAGACTGGATTTAAATGGATTGCTAATGCAAAGATTGGTGTAGAATAGTCCTATGACCCTTAATGTATCTACTCAGACTGGCTTCCCGCCAACATTTTTAAATGCTTTTATTAATAGCGAACTTCAAGAGTTTGGCTTAATGCCAACAGGACCTAACCCATTTCAACCATTTTTCCCTGCACAAAGCCCAATGAATATAGAAGATGTTTATAACGATAGTTTATACATTCGTAACAATCCAGATGGTGTAGTTATCATGTTCGATAGGCTTATTAGGTTTAGACCTACCCCATTTTATAGAAATAAAAGGGAGCAGTTGGTATATTTTATTTATGGTCCAAACCTTTCAAAACTGTTTGATACTACCAGAGTAATTATTGAATGCTTAGACAGAGAAGATGCGGCAGCCCAAGACCTAAATTCCTGGGTAGCCACAAATGAAATCAAAGATGAAAACGATCAAACTATAACCCCAAACGTATATTTCCATAATATAAAGGTATATCAGGCAGACGAGTCAAGAGATATAGCAGAGTTAGCATCAGCCAGAACCCTATTTTTAAATAAACTAGTGATTGAGTATGACTACCACACAATAGATGCGGTATCCCAAAGATACTCATAAAAAGGCTTTATAATTAGTACTGAGGAAACACAAACGCCATACAACTTAATATCTATTCTTATGAAAGAGGTGAATAAATATGCCATATAGCCGTGGAAGTTCGACCAACATTATCGTTGGTGCAGCAGCACTTTTTGTTGCAGACACAACCCTAACTCCAAGCACTTTGGAAAACTTTAGTACTGAAGTATCATTCAGAGAAACACTTTCTAGTGATGCAGACTACACTAACGTAGGTTATACAATGAACGGTCTTGAATTACAGTTCCAACCAGACTTCGGTGAAGTACAGGTTGATCAAATTCTTGACGTTGCAAAACTTTACAAGCAAGGTATGCAGGTTAATCTTGCTACCGCTTTTGCTGAAGCAACCCTAGAAAACTTGCTTCTTGCATTAGCGTTTGATGATGCACAATTAACTGGAAACAAGGCTACTCACTCAGGACGGATTCTTAACCTTTCTGCAGGTGAACTAGGTGAATGTCCAGTAGAGCGTGGAATTGTTGCAGTAGGTCCAGGCACAGGTGACTGTGCTACCTCTGCAGACGTAGAACGTGTTTACACAGCATACCGTGCTTTGTCAATCGAAAACGTAACAGTTTCAGCAAAGCGTGATGAGCCTTCAATGTTTGAAGTTTCATTCCGTCTACTACCAGAAGATACTTCTGGATCATATGGAAAGATCGTAGACCGTACTTTCGGAGATACACTTTCTTAATTAGTTCTAAAACATTAAAACCCATTTCTTCGGAAGTGGGTTTTTTTGTGTATTAGGGCTGTTTGTGGTAAAATGGAATTCTATGGCAACCACAATATATAACAGTCAAATCGTATATTTGTTTGATGGCACTGAATTAGAAATAGTCCCATTAAAGATCAAGTATTTACGTGAATTTATGGATGCCTTTGAAAATATCAAAAATACAAAAAATGATGACGAAGCCATGGTGGTTTTAGTAGAATGTGTTAGAATCTGTATGAAGCAGTATTATCCTAAAATATCTGGCACGGTAGAACAAGTTGAAGACAATATAGATATGCCAACAATTTATAAAGTTTTAGACACATCTGCTGGTATTCGTATTAATAAAAAATCTCAAGAGCCAGTTAAAGATCAGGCACTTGATAGTGGTCAAACCTGGGAAAGTCTAGACCTTGCAAAATTAGAGTCTGAGGTATTTTTGCTGGGTATTTGGAAAGATTATCAGGAATTAGAAAAATCTCTTTCAATGCCTGAATTAATCGCAACACTAGAAGTAAGCAGAGAATTAGACTATACTGAGAAAAAATTTTTAGCAGCAATTCAAGGTGTAGATTTAGAGGGGCAGTCAGACAAAAGCCGTGGTCAAAAAGAGTGGGAAGATATGAAAGCCAGAGTGTTTAGTGGTGGTCAAACAAATAATTCAAATGATGTTTTAGCACTACAAGGTCCAACTGCTCAGAAAGCAGGGTTTGGTATTGGCATGGGATTGGATTACGAAGACCTAACAAAATAGCCTTCCTATGCTATAATTGACATAACCTATAGGAGGAAATATGGCGACAACCGTGCATGAGGCTGACCAAGTCACCCTTATCGATGGAACAAAAATAACAGTTCGCCCGTTAAAAATCTCTCTTCTTCGTCCGTTTATGAAGAAGTTTGAAGGGGTGGCTAAGGTTGCAGAGGACAATGAGAAATCAATGACTCTGTTAGTTGAGTGTGTACAAATTGCTATGGAGCAATACAAGCCAGAATTGGCTGGAGACATTCAAAAATTAGAAGATCTTCTTGATCTTCCAACTGTGTATAAAATTGTTGAAGCAGCATCTGGCATTAATCTGTCATCTGTTACAGACATTCTTAATTCACAGGAATAACTACATATTAAAGAAGGTGTGATACATGGCTGATGTTAATGCTAATATTGGCGTAAATATAGATACGTCTGAAGCGTTAGCACAACTAAAGGCTTTACAGAGACAGATATCTCAGTTTCACTCTTCTATCGCTAAGTCTAGCGAATCCGCAACAATCGCTCAGAAGTCTCTGCAGAAAAACCTACTTGGTAGTATCAATTCAATTGGTGCTTTTTCTGCAGAACTTCGGACGGTAAGAACTAGCGCAGAGTCTTTTACTAACTCTTTAGAAAAAAATAAATTTTCAATGCGGGAGTACTTCCGCTATGCTGGTGCATCTACAAAAACTTTTGGCAGATTATTTAGGTCAGAGTTCGACACAATTGGCAAGGTAGCCGAAGAACGTGTAAAAACATTACAAACCCAATACATTAAGATGGGTCGTAATGCCAGCGGGGCAATGGAAGCAATTGCCATTAGACCTACATCTCTTAATATGCAAGACTATGGCACAAGAACAGCCATTGCAGCACAGAAACAAGCATTATTTAATCAGTTAATGAAGCAAGGCACCACCAACCTATTAAACTTTGGTAAAAATACACAGTGGGCTGGTCGCCAACTTATGGTTGGTTTTACAATACCTTTATCTATTGTTGGATCTACCGCAACAAAAACCTTTATGGATATGGAAGTGCAGGCGCTTAAATTTAAAAAGGTTTATGGAGATTTGTTTACACCAAAGGCTGAGACTCAGGCAGCATTAGACAATATTACAGAACTTGGAAGACAGTTTACTAAATATGGTATTGCTGTTTCTCAAACAGTAGGATTAGCCGCAGAAGCGGCAGCAGCAGGCTTTCAAGGTTTGGACTTACAGCGTCAAACAACAGAAGCAACTCGCCTTTCTGTATTAGGTCAGGTTGATAGTCAAAAAGCACTTGAAACAACCATTTCTTTACAAAATGCATTTGGCATGTCATCTGACAAACTTGCAGACTCAATTAACTTTTTAAACGCAGTAGAAAACCAAACCGTTGTATCTCTCGATGATATTACTACCGCTATTCCAAAGGTAGCACCAGTTATTCAGCAATTGGGTGGCGACGTAAAAGATTTAACATTCTTTATTGCAGCCATGAAAGAGGGTGGCATTAATGCATCAGAAGGTGCAAACGCACTTAAGTCTGGTCTTGCAGCGTTAATTAATCCAACTAAAAAAGCATCAGAAATGCTTGCTAATTTTGGAATTAATGCAAAAGAAATTGTTGTAAAAAACAAAGGTGATTTAAAGGCAACAGTAATTGAGTTTGCAACTGCCTTAAATCAACTAGACCCTCTTAACAGAGCACAGGCAATTGAACAAATGTTTGGCAAGTTCCAATTTGCTCGTTTGTCAACACTGTTTGCTAACGTTGCAAAAGATGGAAATCAGGCTGCTCGTGTTCTTAGTTTAGCAAATTCATCAGTACAAGAACTTTCTGATTTATCTGAACAAGAATTAGGAATGACTGCAGATTCCTCAATGAATAAGTTTAAAAAGAGCGTTGAAGATCTTAAACTTGCACTTGTTCCAGTTGGAAAAGCATTCCTAGAAGCAGCAACACCAATTGTAGAGTTTGTTGGTGGAATATTAGAAAAGTTTGGAAATCTTTCAGATGGGACTAAAAAACTTATAACATTTTTAACAGTTGGAATAGGTGCTATTGGTCCAATATTTTTAATGACTTTTGGTTTAGTTGCTAACGCAATTGCAAATGGACTAAAAGGAGTAATGCTTTTACGCCAAGGATATTTAAGACTAACTGGTCAATCACAAATACTTGGAGAACAAACACAATATTTAAATACAGAACAACTTGAAGCAGCCGCTGCTGCTCACTCATTAGATCAATCACATGCAAGACTAACGCAAAGTTTTACTGCTGAGACAGCAGCACTTCAACAATTAATTGCTGCATATCAAAGTGCCACTAGAGCAGGTCAATCTTTCATGCTTAATAATCCTGGCATGATGATGCCACCAAGAGGAGCAGTCAGAAAATTAGCAAGCGGTATTGTTTCAGTCCCTGGACCAAAGGGTGCAGGAGATATAGTTCCAGCAATGCTATCTCCAGGAGAAGCGGTTATTCCTGCAAAGTTTGTAGAAAAATACGGACCATTAATTCAAGGTATGGTTGCAGGAAATATTCCTGGATATGAAATGGGCGTTGGATCAGTTCCTGGTTCTTTATTTGGCACAGAGGCTACATTTTCTAGAAAGGCTACTGCTTCAAGAATCGAACAAGTAATTAATCAACTTGATTCCGCTGTTAAAGATTTAGTAGTTAATGCTGTTCCAGATATTGTTGAAAGCCTCAAAGGAGCAAGCATAAGTGTAGAAAGTTTTGGAAAAGAATTACAAAAAAGAATTCAGGCTGGATCAATAAACGTTCCTAAATCTGCTATTGGTGGTTTTGGAGAAAAAAGTTATTCAGCACCTGCAGCAATTAAAAAACAAACTGCTGCAATGGATTGGCAAAGTAGACAAAAAGAAGAAGATGCGATTACTGAAGCATTAAAAGAATATAAATTAACACTAGAACAAAGAAATAATATTATTGGAAAAGACACAGCGCACATAGAGCAGTCGTTGGCAACTGGACCAAGTGGAGAAAAAATTTGGGACCCAACAAATTTGCAAGCAGATAGTAGTGCTATTAATAAATATATGGAGCAAGCAAAAGGTAGAATGCTTCAGTTTGCTAATGAAACAGATAAAGTTGATGACTTAGTAGCAGATGTAGCAAAACAATTAAGAATGTCTTCAGAAGCAGTTAAAACAAGATTTTCAAGACTTGCAGGAGGAAATCAGCCACAGACAACTGCAGATTATGCATTATTAAGTGGTTTTGCAGCACAAGATGTTAAAAATCCTAGAAACAAAACCCCATATATGGCAGCAGCAGCAGGAGCAGTTGCTAATGTTAGAGTAAGCGATCCATCTTATGTTGAAGCATTGGCTAAAGGGGATGTTACTGCTTATAAAAAGGTTGTTGAACGACAAAGTAGAGAAGTTGTTGGTGCAACGATAAGTGCAACTGCTCAAGCAGCAGGAACAAGTTCTCCGTCAAGAAAAACAATTCCAATTGGTGAAGACATTGCTCGTGGTCTTGAAGTAGGAATGGCTAATAGACAAGACGATGTAGCAAGATCAGGAACAAATTTGGCTAATTCTGCAGTTGGTGGAGTTAAAACTATTCCATTTAGAGCACCAGGTCAACCAGTACCAACGATTCCAACAACAACCACTGGAGCCGTAGCAGCAAATGTTCCAATGAGTAAAGAAGTTAATGAAGGTGTTAGAGCAACTGCAACAAACATAAAATCAATGAACGATAGATTAAGATCATTTGACAGAGGCTTAATGGGTTCTTCTTTTGCAATATCTTCTCTTGCTGGTGTAGCCTCAATGTCTGGCGGTAAATTAGGAGAAATGTCTGGCTCAATATTTAAAGTAACAACAGCAATGTTTGCCCTACAGGCTATAACAAGTTTATTAACTCAGAGCGGAATAGCAAGGCTTGCAACTGAGCGTGGTTTAACCGCTGGATTATTAGTTAGAGCCACTACAGACAGTAAAGCAAAAATTGCTACAGGTTTATTTTCTGGAGGAATAAAACAACTACTTCCAAATCTTTTAAGGTTTGGTGGAATGATTGCAAGATTCTTAGGACCAGTAGGGTTAGTATTAAGTGGTTTGCTTGGTTTAAAAAAGGTTGTTGATTTAATAAAGGCATCAAAAGAAAAAGAAAGAATGGCAACAGAGGGTCTTGCAGATGCAATGACTATGACAAGTGACAAAGTTAAATTCTTAGCAGGTCTATTAGGTCAAACACCAACAGCAAGAGCGGGATCTGGAGCAAGAGTTAGTGCTAACCAACTTAATGCTGCAGAACAAACTGCAGTAGATGAATTAAGAGGTAATAAAGAATTTTTAGATAAATATAAAAAAGACATTGAGGCTATTAAAACTGGAACAGTTGAAGAAGCACAAATTGCTTTTAATTCTATTGCACTAGATTTAGGTGGACAAGGATTTACAAAAGATGCGGTAAAAGCATATATTGATGCATTAGGTGAAGAGGCTGGTAAAACAGATGTTGCTTTTAAATTTAAACAAATTGATTTATCTACAGAAGAAGGAAAAGCCGCTGCAATTAAATTAGCAAACGATACAGCAACAAGATTTAACGAAGCATTTGAAGGTGGAATTAAAAAAACAAGAAAAGTTGTTGGTGGTGGCAGAGGTGGAGTAATTTTAGGACCAGAAACAATTGACTTAAGTAAAGAACAACAAAAAGAATTAAATATAAGATCTGCAGCACTTGCAAATACTATGACAAATTTAACTTCGGCATTTGGAAATCAAACTATTAAAGCAGACGAATATAATAAGCAAATAGCAGCCCTGGCAACAACAATCCCTAAAGGAACTGCTGGAATGTTGCTTCTAGATAAAGCCTTACTTAATGTAAGCCCTGAGATTTCTAAAGCAAGCGCTGGGATACAAGACTATGATTCACAAATGTTATTGTTAAGGGCGTCTTTACTTAATACTTTTATTCCTCAAGATATTTTTAATAGATTGTTAGATAAAACTCCAGGAGTGGCAGAAAAGGCTAGAAAAGAATTAGAAAAGTTAACGCTTGCTCAAGATAAAATGGCAAATCAGGTTGTTCCTACAGACCCATTTAAAGATACAGAAAATACAGGAACACCTAAGAAAAGTCCATTTACATTAGCAAAAGAAGATTTAATTGCACAAAGAAAAGAACTAAAGGATACTAGAGTGGCATATGCCAAATTAAAATCCGTAGGCATGGAAACTGGAAAAGCATTTGAAGCAGCAAAAAATCCAATTTTGGCTGCAGCATTAGCAACAACAAAAGTTGGCTCAACACAATGGAAAACTCTTCTTGGATTAATTAAAAAAGTAAATGCAGAAGCCAAGAATGCACCCTTGTCACCTGAAGAAATGTTTGATGTTGTAGAAAAAAGTATTGAGGCTAAATACAGAAATGCAATTAAAACTGGCGAAGCAGCAATAGAAACTGCACAAAAAACAGTAGATGGAATAGAAAAAGAAATATCAGGAATTCAAAACTCTATAGAGAAAAAACAAAGAAATATTGAGTTAACCTTTAATCGACCAATCGAGGCTTTACAGTCTGAATCTTCTCTTCTTTCTGAACAATTAAAAGATATTGATAGAGCAGCAGAAGGAATTAATGCTAAATATGACCTACAAGAAAAAGCACTTACAAAAATTTCTGAAATCAATCAAGAAATTGCAGAACAAGAAAAGGGAAGACTTGGTCTTGCAGATGCCTTATCACGAGGAGATATAGCCGCTGCTGCTAGTGCTGCACAACAACTTAGAGCAGATGCAGCAAAAAATGCAATGGGAAGAAGTTCTGGTGTCTTGCAGGCAGCAAGAGAAGCAGAAATTTCTGGCTTAAGAAGTGCAACAGGATTAACAAAAGACCAAATTGCAGCAAGACAACTTGAAATTGAAAAACAAGTTTTTGCATTAGAACAACAAAAGGCTACCGCTACAGCAGCAATTCGTTTACAAGAAGATCAAATTTATACTATTCAACAAGGTAAATTATTAACAGCACAAAATGCTTTAGTTGCAGCAAGAGAGTCTTTGCAAAAAACCATTGATTTAAAAGATGCAGATCTTGAAGTTATTAATCAACAAAAACAATATTGGGAAGATAAAACAACTGCAGATGAATTAGCCAAAGTTAGGGCTATAGAATATCAAAATGAAATTAAAAAAACTCAAGATAAAGCACAAGGAGTTCTCGATAGAATTCTTGCATTAAATAGAACAGTAACTACAACTCATATTATTAATACAATTACAACTAGCAGTGGAAGCCCTGCAACAAAGGGTAAACCAAACATGTATGGTGGAAAGATTATGCCAATGTCTATGGGTGGAATGGTTCCTAAATATATGGCTGTTGGTGGAAGAATTGGTTCAGATACTGTGCCAGCAATGTTAACTCCTGGAGAGTTTGTAATAAATAAAAAGGCTAGCCAAGAATTTGGTCCACTGCTATCAATGCTAAATGAGTCTAAGTATCCATCAATGATAGGGTCATCATATGATGGTCAAGGTGCGGGTATTGGGGCAGTAACATCTGTCAATGACAACTCTCGTAGCGTGTATAATTATAATGTGGGAATTAACGTACCACAATCAAATGCTAATCCAAACGATATTGCAAGAGCAGTAATTGGACAGATTAAGTATATTGATAATCAAAGAATTAGGGGACAAAGATAATGGCTACCGCCGCATATTTGACGGGTAGAAAAAGATATCAAAGACCACAAGCCCTATTATGGTCTGAGAATGCAGGAACTCTTGTAGATGGACTATATGTACCAACAGGGCTTGAAATAGGCGCTACAGTCCCAGAGGGCACTGCTAATAGCCTAATAGACCAGTTCTTAATACTTTCTGATCATAATCGTGGAGAGTTACAATTTACACCAGTTAGAATTGAACAACGTCAAAGAACCATCAACGGTCGTATGCGTTCATATCATATTGCAGACAAACTAAATATGTCAGTGTCTTGGAATAATCTACCATCAAGAGCATACTATCAAGATGCTGGGTTTGATTCTGCTGGAACATCAGATTATAAAAATACAACAGGAGAGTTTACAGCAGATGGTGGAGCAGGTGGAGTAGAGTTACTTTCTTGGTATGAAAACCATCAAGGTCCATTTTGGATGTATTTGGCATATGATAAGTACAGTAACTTCCCAGTTGATGGAGAAATTACAGATGCTTCATATGGACATCTAGCACAATACAATCAAATAATGCAAGTTTATATTTCTGACTTTAATTATTCTATTGTAAAACGTGGTGGCACCAATCATGATCTTTGGAATATATCGGTAACACTGGAAGAGGTCTAGGGTGTTTGAAGGACAAGAATTAAAGACACATCTAGAAACATCAGCAACTGTTAAGTTACAGTCATTAGTTTTGGCTGAGTGGAACATGAATATGCCAGATAATATATTCAAACTTGGCAATTATCGCTATCGCCCAACAGATAATACATCTCAATACTTTACCTTGCCAAATGATTTTGACTCCCTAGATGCTGGCAACTACTATACTGGAGCCACAGATGCAGATGTTGTTGTTGATGGTGGTTTTGAAGATAATAATACCCCACAAAGTTTTACACTAAAAAAAGATAAACTAAAACTAATTTATTCTTTAGAAGATTGCTTAAACCCATTTAGACCAAGGTCTGGAATTAACAAAGCAGCATTTTTTAATAATAGATTTTTTGCAAACTCTGGTGCCTCTATGGCACAAAGACCAAGATATTATATGCCATCTAGATATGACCAATTTAGATACTGGACATCTTATAGAACAGAAAATAATATTGAACGAGGAATTGCAAGTATTGTTTCTAATGACTTGCATTATATTGATGATGCGGTTCCATTTGTTGTTTACAAAGAAAGTGTCCCAGCAAATAGACTTGTCGTAAAAATGCAAACAAATGTAGGAGATGTAGATCTTGGACCATTTGCAACAAGCACGGGATCGATACCAGACCCATTATATGGAGATACAAATAGAACAACTCCCGCTAGATGGAAGATTCAATATCTTAAAAGCAATCAATGGATAGACGCATACTCTTTTAGAGAAAACGATACGCTTGCGTCTGGAGAGCCTATTATTGGGTCAGATGGATATGTAGAGTTGGAGTATGGTTTAGTTATTCCAGAAGAGTACCGTTCAACTTTTGTATTTGCTGACACTCTTTCTTCAGATACCTTATTACCAGAATCTAATGTTGAAGGATATGCATACCTTGTAATAGAAAACGCAGGGGACAGAGGAACAATGTACATCTGGACCAATGGAGATTATGCAACATTTTCACCAGAGTACGCATGGCAACTAGGATCTGAAACAATTAACTTAAACACAAACTTTATAACCGATTTAACTTCCCCAGCATCATTTGAAAATGATACAGAGGGTGGAGTAACCTATCGTGACTTTGCCTATCTTGATGGAATTAGAATTGTTGTAGATGTTATGAATAAGGCTGACTCTACTTTTGACCTAATTGAGATGTCTCCAAGATTAGTAGTTGATATTTCTGACAAAGTTATTGATTATAAAATTACAAAAACGTTATCTGACATAGGAATTACATCTCTTCCAGTAGGACAGTTACTTGCATCTAATGGTCAATTATCTTTGTTTGATGATGATCAAGCATTTAATGATCAAAACTCTACTAGCATTATTGCAGACTACGTTAGAAAAAATATTAAATTTACATTTTATGAAATTATTCTTGATGTTGAAGGGTTTGACTATTACATTCCTATTAAGACATTATATTCAGAAGGTTTTCCACAAGCAGATATTACAGGTGGAACATTATCTATAGAACTTAGAGATTTCTTTTTCTTTTTAGAATCAATGCCAGCCCCAAGATTATTGACAACTCAGGCATCTTTAAGTTATGCAATAACGACTTTGCTTGATTATATTGGTTTTAGCAACTATGTGTTTAGAAGGGTTGATGGCGAATCTGATCCAGTAATTCCATTTTTCTTTGTTGCACCAGATCAAAACGTTGCTCAAGTATTAAATCAATTAGCACTTGCTACACAAACAGCAATGTTTTTTGATGAATATAATAATTTTATTGTAATGAGTAAAGATTATTTAATGCCAACATCAGATCAAAGAAACACAGATTTTGTCCTGTCTGGATCAACAAATCAAATAGATGCGGGAGTTGTTGAAAACTCAACATCTGGCAATTTGCCAAACATTATTTCTATAGCATCTAAAGATAAGAAAATTTATAATGATGGAAAGATTAACTATACAACTAGATATATTCAAAGATCTTATGGCTCAATAAAACAATCAAGCATGATTGATCAGGATAAAACATGGATTTATAAACCATCCTTGTTGTGGGAAGTATCTGGAACAGAAAATACAAAAACTATTAATGAGGTTGCAGCAAAACAAAGCAATTATGTTTTAGGCGCTATGCCATTAAATTCTGATCTTTCTTCTTCAGCCCCTACAGTTATTAACCACATACTATCAAACAACATCCTTGATCTTGGAGAAAACGTTTACTGGCTTACTAGGTATCAAGGATATTTTTATTCTAACGGAGAAATTATTAGATATGATGCAGTACAGTTTAACATAACTGGAACTGGAAATGTTTATATTAGTAGCAATCAAGAATATCAAAGTTATTTTTCATCACTACCGTTTAATGGAAAAATATATCCAACAGGCTTGGTTAGAATATATGCAACTCCATATTATGAAACTGTTGATGGCATAACTAGATTACAAAATGGAGCGGTAGTAGACCATGGACGTGCACAATTTGGAACAACTATAACATCCCATACAGCAGGAATAGAAACGTACTGGTCTGACAATGAGTATATTCGTGGATTAGATATGCAGTCACAATACTTATTTACAACACAATTAGATGAAGATGTGACCTATCCATCCACTACGTCTGGTGCCGCTGGAATTAACAATGTGTTAGCAAGGCAGACTACCCGTAATGGAGTAATTAAAAACTTTATGGCTACAAATTATTTAACAGAAACTCAAGTAAATAATTTAAAATCAACA